TCTATTCCAGTAACGACTTTGATATTAATGGGTGCACCCCCCTCTCCAGTAAGCTCTGTGGTATGTTTTTCACTCCATTGTGCACGAGTCTTAAGCCAGAACATCATAGAAGCGGTGTCACCTTGTCTAGCCTTTTCATACAATGTGCCAGCAATGACAGCGTTAGCCTCAATACGACCTTTCTCTAGCTCAGGCTTGTAGTATTTAGATAATGTGTCGTGAGAGATACCAAGCATAAAAGCTATATCTTCATACCTAGTACCTACTTTACTTAATTCATAAACCTGATTTTGGGTGGTCGCTGTTGTAAGGTGTGCGGGGCGACCCCTTTTCCCTTTCCCCTTGCTTTTTAATTGCGAATGATTCTCATTCTCATTAACTAACATATCTGTTTTAATTGGGGAATCTACTATTATGTTAATTTTACCGCTATCAATTATATTACTCATATTATTATATGATAAGTTTTACTTATCACATCAGTTATTTTAATTTATAAATTGTATCACACTATTTTTTTAATTGTGTTAATCTGTAATTGTTAAGTTTACTTAACATCATTTTAATTATATAAAGGTGAATATCATGATTGAATATGAAAGAGCATTACTAACAAGTCTGACTAAAGACTTAAAAAAACTCGGATTTAGTCCGAGAATGATGTCTGCTATGAAGTGCAGCAGTCATATATTTTGCGAGTTTTCTAAGGGCTTTGCCGATAAAACTTTAGATTTTAAAGAAAGTTATTGGTGCACTGAAATTCAAAAAAAATGCTCTGTTTATTGTGCAAAATATGAAGCATGGTTCGAATATTTAGAAACTCAAAGAGAAAACAATAAATTAATAGATAATTATTTAAATGGCATAGATGAATAAGGCTATTTTTTATAATAGCCTCTTATATGTACGCTTAATATTTAACCTATTGATAACTAACAATAAAATAATACTTGCAATTTATTATAATTATGTTAATCTATCTTTACATTTAACCATAAAGGAAACTAAAAAATGAAAATAAATGGCTATCAAATAGAAGGTTCTAAATCTGATTATATTGATATTTTAATTAAATATCAAAATATGGATAAAAAAACACTAGAAAACAAAACATTTAAAGAGGTAGTTCTAGAATATTGTTTTTATTATCAACCATTAATTTTATTAAACCATAAAGGAAATTAAAAAATGATTAAAACAATACAAGACTTAAAAAGAATTAATAATGGTTCTATTAACTCAATTTCAAATTATTTCACTAAAGATAATAAAAAATTCTTTAATGATATTAGTTACAAACTATTAACTCATAAAATAACTAAAAATAAATACTTAGTAACACACACTTATAAATTTTCTGATATGTTTGACGGAATAAAAAAAGACTCTTACATTATTAAATCAATTTCAGAAAATGGAATAATTAATTCTGATTCTTTAGAATTTGAAACTTTAAAGCAAGTAAAGCAATTTTTAAAAGGGGTTTAATCATGCTTATATTTAATATTATATGTTTTAATTTAAGCTGTTTTATAGCGTTTTATATTGCTCTTATAGGGTTATCCTATGAAAGTATGTTATTAACTGTATTTAATATGGGTTATTTTATCTATATTAATTATAAATCTTAAGGGGTTTAATTATGTTAGAAAACTATTTAAAACTTTATAGTAAAAAACCACGCTATGAATTAATCAATATGCAAAAAGCATTGTCTAGCCCTATCAGTTTATTTTTAAATGATGAAACTGATAATATTAGATTAAACGCTATTAATATTTTATTAAACAATAAAGGGGTTTAATTATGGATATAAATAATCAGTTAACAGAAATAAAAAATAATTTTTATAAACATTTTGGTTTTAGTCCTATTCCTTATGAATACATTGCTTTGTTATTATGTAGGAATATTGATTCAGATACTATTTTTACCATTGGCACAAATGCTTATGCTAGAAATAATGATACTGTTAAAAATAAATTCTATAAACAATTATACAAATAAAAGGGGTTTAATTATGAATTATAAAATTGTAAAACACAAAGTATTGTTTGATAAAAAAACAAACCAAACTTATTCAATTTTTGGTGCTATGCCTAAAGATAATTTAGAGTTACAGGAAAGAGGGTGGACTCTTTACAATATAAAACAAAATACCTATGGAATAGGAAAAACGCCTTTTGTAACATATTTTGAATCATTAAATTATATTAATTCATTAAAAAGTGTTTAATTATCATCAAATAAAAGCCCATAATCAACCGTTGTGGGCTTTTTTTTACCTATTTGATACTTACTACTGCCATAATAAAAAAGGGCTAGATAATAGCCCTTTTTCTTTATTTAATACTTTCCCCAATCCCGTATATTATAACATAAACATAGTTTTTTTGTCAACCCCTATATAAAAAAAAATTACATTTATTTTAAATAGACTTTTGCCTTGAAAATCATACCATGATAAAATATTAACTCATTATTGACTTAATATCAATAATATACATGAATATATATAATATCAATAATATACATGAATTCTTAATATCAATAATATGTATACTATTACTTAATATACTTAATTTATTTATATTTTATATTTTCTTTTTTATTGTCTTTATTTATCATCTTTAAATATACACAAGATTTTATCATACTTTTGTTAAAAATACAATAGGTTTTTGATTTATTTTACTTATCACGTGCATTATGTTCATAAAAATAAACAATGAATAAATGATTGACAAGTTATATTAACATAGATAATATGAGCCTGTAGTAAACATTTATTAACTTAATGAGAAAGGAATTATTATGAACCAATGTGATAAATGTGGTGCAAGAGATAATCATGAAGACAAAAACAGTATGTTTTATGCGACTGATTTCTTTTGGCATGGTGATATAGAAGAAGATTATGATATGGGTGATTACTCTTGTTTATGTAGAGAATGTTTTAATCAAGGTAATTATTGGATTGATAGGGAAATGAAAATTCATTTATGTGAACTATGCGAAGGCAGAGGTTATGCCTTAATTTACAACACAAAAAAGAAAATCAATGAAATTCAAAAATGTGATGAGTGTGCTATTTTTGAAAGTGATTTTGACGCTCAATTAGAAGCAGAATTTGAAAAACATGAATTTCAGACAAACAGCATTTAATCAATTAGGGGGAAGCAACATGAATAAAACAGAAAAAGAATTTCAAGCGGGTTACGATTTAGGGCTTGATTTAATAGATAAGTTAGGGGTTAAAACTAAAAAGAACCCTACCTCAAACCATATGGCAGGCATTGTATCAAGTATATTAAACTTTTCTTATGTGTTTGCACCTAGTGAAAAACACGCTGATAACCTAATACAATTTTGTATAGAAGAAGCAAGGCGTGATAGTAGAGAGTATAAAGAGAACAAGGGGAAGCAACATGATTGTTGAGTTTATTCTAATCGTTAGCAATGTAACAGCCTTTGGTAATCATGAGACTATCGAAGGCTCTTTTAGTACCTGTGCTGAAGCCGCAACATTCTACGAAACTTTTTATCGTGGGAAAGATGAGTACGATGGCTATCGTTGTATTCGCAAAGACTTAATTAAAGGGGGAATAATGTTATGAAAGTGAAAAAACATAAAGACGTTGATATGATAACTATTAGCTGTATGCAAGGCGATAAATTAATACAAAAAAGTTATGTAGGCTATAAGTTATCACAAGCAAAATATTTATTTGAACATGAGTATTTTAAAGGAAGGAAATATTATGCAAACAGATAGAGGCACGAATGAACACTTTGGTGATGAAGATGAAATTCAACAAGAACGCCAAGAAAAAGAATGGCAGTACCAAGATGGTGCGTATGATTATTTTAAATTAGAAAAAAAAGACCATGAAAAAAGTAGGTAGACCACCTCATAAACCCACCAAAAATTTAAAAAAACTGGTTTATGAATTAGCATCAAACAAATTAAGTAATGAAGATATTGCTAAACAAATTAAAATTTCTGATGACACATTAGTAAAATATTATAAGAATGAATTAAAAAAATCAGGAAATAGAAGAGTAATATCTCAAAAAAATAAATTAACAAAGTATGAAGATATATCAACAGTAGAAAGAGATGATATACCTAAGTGCATGTTAAATATTAGTGGGGTTAAAGAAATATTATTTTACCCTCAAGGCATATACTTTTTAATTGATGGTGATGAGATTGTTTATATTGGTCAAAGTTCTAGAATATCAAGAAGAATACCTGAGCATTTAGTAGATAAAAAATTTAACAGAATTTTTCTATTAATTGTTTCAGATAATATTAATAAATTAGAAATAGATTATATAAATAAATTCAACCCAAAATACAATCAGCAAAGAAAGTTTACAAAAATTAACTAATAAAAAATTTGACAATTAAAAATATAAATGTTAAATTCTTTTTACTTTATTTTAGAGGAGAATTAGTATGAGTTTAGAAAATGTATTAAAAAAATATTCAAGACAGCAAATAGCTAATATGCTAGGGGTAACAAGACAAGCGGTGCATTATTGGGTTAAAAATAATGCCATGCCTAAATTGCGAGTTTATGAATTAATGGAGTTAGAACAAAATGATAGAGCAGAGCGAAATACTAGCAAGGTTTAGTAAGGTTTATCAATCAGGCGTTGACGAGTATTCATGCTTATGCCCATCACATAACGATAGAAACGCTAGTCTAGGGTTAAAGTTTGTAGATGATAAGATGATATTCAATTGCTTTGCGGGGTGTAATCCGCAAGACATTTTGGAAGCTGTTGGGCTAACATGGAATGATGTTATGCCAAATAATTTAGATACAGAATGGAAGCCTAAATCAAGAATAAAATTTAATCCTTTTGCAGTTATGAAAGGACTCAGAGAGGATTACCTTTTCATAGCCCTTTCTGCGAAAGAATTAGAAAGAGGCAATACCCTAGCGGGTGAAGATGTAGAACGGCTACACAACATAGCTAGGAAACATAAGGAAATATATGAGTATCTCAAGTAGTGTAGAAAAGTTAATAATCAATGATGAGCAGATAGAAAACTACTTTGCTGAAAGAGATTTAACTGAACATACTAAAATTAAATCACCTAGCAATTATGCAGAAGATGTGCTGGAGTATTTTAAAAATGATATGACAGGGGGAGTGCCTTTGCCTTTTGATTTTACAGACGATAAATTTAAAATTCGTAAGGGTGAAACTACTATTGTATCAGGGTACAGTGGGCATGGTAAGACGATATGGCTATCTTATGTAATGTACAAAGCATTAGATTATAACAAGGTGTTGATAGCTAGTTTTGAGATGTTACCAAAGGCAACACTAGGGCGTATGTTACAGCAAACAGGTAACTATAAGCCAACAGATGACGCAGTATACGATTTTGTTGAGTCATTAGATAATAAACTATATTTGTATGACGCTGAAGGGGAAACAAGTGTAGAAAAAGTATTGTCAGTTATCTATTATGCAAAAGAAAAATTAGGCATAGATATGTTTGTTATTGATAGTTTAATGAAGTGTGGTATTAACGAAGATGATTACAATGGGCAAAAAAGATTTGTTAATCAGTTATGCGTTGCGAGTCGTGACTTAGGTATACATATATTTTTAGTGGCACACAGCAGAAAAACAGCCCATGAACATTCAGAGCCGAGCAAGTTTGATGTGTTGGGTTCATCTAATATTACTAACCTAGCGGATAATTGTATTACAGTCTTTCGTAATAAAAAGAAAGAGGAAATACTAGCGGGGAATGATGAAGATAAAATAGAAGAGGTAAAAAAGCAGTACGATTGTAAGATTTATATTAATAAGCAAAGGCATGGCAATGGGTACGAAGGAAACTTTGGGCTTTATTTTGACAAAACAACATTAACTTTTGGAGTGTACAACAATGACAACAGTAAACGAGTTTATCAAACAAATGAAAAGTCTTTTCTCTGATATAGAATACCGAGCTACAAGTAAAGATGGCAGAGTATTTAAGTCTCAGGGGTGGGATAAAGCTAACAACAGAATACAAATTAGGTTGCGTGATAAAAAAAATAAATCAAACTTGAAACTTCCATAAATAAAAACAATTAGACATTTAAAATTAGATATGTTAAACTATCTTAACAATCAAAAAAGTTCTGATTGTTTGTTCTTTAACAATATATATTTAATTTTTATTTTATTTAGGAGAAAATAATTATGTATAAAATTCCAAAAACATTTTTTGATGATTGCATACAGTGTTGTGATGTGCCAATTCCTGAAGTGATTAAACAAACTAAAAATCACTATTTTATCGCAGAAACAGAAGATGAAAAAATGCATGAACTGCGAGATAGAGCACAGCTTTATGCACAAGACACTCTTGCATATTGGGAAAGTTATAGAGGATTAGTTCTTTCTGCAAGAGCAACTTTAAAAATTATTGGGTGGGGAGAAAATAGGTATGGAAATTGAACAATATTTTTATTACTTAAGGGGTGTTACCACCCCTTTTAAAAAAGGTTGACAAATTATATTAACAGAGTATTATACTACTAAAGGAGAAAATTATGAGTGCATTGAATGACAAACTAGATTATATTATCTTTGAATTAACAAGGGTAACAAATGATTTAGATAATTTAAACAAAGAATTAGATAAGCAAGATAAGATTATAAAGGCAAGAGAAGTTGCTGATATAAAA